AATATTCTACTAGATGCTTCTGCCATTTCAGCGTTTTTCTTTAGCTCTATATTAGCCTTAGCAGTTTCTAGTGCATTTGATATGCTTACTTTTTTCATGCCTTCAACTACCTGTTCTCCGATAGCTCCAACCTCTGTAACTGCTTCTGCAAAATTTGTAACAACACTTTTACCCGCAGATATAGCTTCGTTTGCGGTTTCGGCTAAACTTTGTTTTGTTTCTAATATTGACTCATTAAGTCTTTTAACTGTTTCAGGATCGCCATCTCCAAACATACCCTCTTCCCATGCAAGTTGAGCAGATAAAAGAGCAAGTTTAATTCCATCAAAAGCTAATTTTAATGGTGTTATTGAAATAGTTAAAAGCCCTTTTATAACTTTTCCTAATGCATCAAAATTTTCTGATGACGATGATACCGCTTTATATACGTCTGTAAATACATTAACAATTTGATTAAATACAATTTGAGCAGTTTCAAAAATGGTGTTTAAACCATTCATTACTTCTTGATTTTCTTGTATTGCAGAAGAAACAAACTCGAACGCTTTCTGTAATAAGAATACAACTCCAGAAGCCTTAGCAAGATTACTCATTGAGATGCCTACTTTTTTAACTCCCTTTGCGCTATCCTCTGCAGTTTTTTCTACATCTTTAAGCTGTTTCTCTGTCGCTTCGTTAGAGTCCTTAACGTCCTTCCGAACGTCTTTAAGCTCCTTTTGAAGTTTTTCAATACTCTTTAAGGCGTCTTTGTATTGTAACTCAAATTCTACTTCTATTTTTTCTGCCATCTCAATTGTGTTAATGTTTGTTTATATCCTTCTGAAAAGGATTCGGCTAGTTTATACTTGCCTTGAGCAATTCTAATTGACTCTGTTTCGCCTTTTACTACTCTTAATAATTCTAATATATTTTTTATCATAATTTTATTTTAAGGGCAACCACAAACTAAATTAGTAATTACTCCATTTGAGTCAACAGTTATTGTAAGATAACATCCGTTATCACAGTAAGTAGTTGTAGCCGTTGTACCCGCCTGTATATAGCTTCCACTTGAAAGCCTTATTGTTAAACCTGTGTTAGTATAAATTACATCTCCAACTGATAGATTTAAAACTGTTCCTATTGATGCTTTATAATAATAATTTACAGGAGTTGATCCACCAACATATATATCAAATAAAATATTATAATATCCAATATCTTTATTTAATAGCTCCATATCACTTTTACCGTTTTGTAGGTTTGTGGTTACAGAATTGATTATGTAATTCCTAGAGTTTATTGTAAAAGTATCGTTTAGCTTAAAATTATATAATATCCTTAATGGCAAATAAGCTGTAACTTTTGTTAGCCTTCTGCTTTGATTAAAGACGTCAATTATATATTCGCTATGATATTCAGCAAATAAAGTCTTTGGAAAATTTGTGTCTTCTTTCCATTCGTTTAATTCTAATCCTAAATTTATGTTAGATGTTCCTAAAGCAGCATTTAGATTTAAGCTATTTGAAGGAATCCAATAGGCATTTATAGATATATGCGCCGTCGTAGAATATTGATAGCTTATTGATGTTGACGATGTTTTTAGTATTGCATAAAATATAAGCGGTTTTCCAATATATGGTTGTTGATTTTCGTTTACTGAATAGCCCCATTGAGTATCTATAAACGATTCAGTTGTTACGTCTCTTAACCTTTCAAATTTCATGTGTTCAAAAGGTACTTTAACGCTATAAGTTTCTGTTGAGGCATTATAATTTTCTCCACCTGTTCCTGTACTTTCCGTCCCTCCTATGTATTTTAAAGTGCCCCAAGAATTACCAAATAGCTGTGCATGTTGTTTAGCTAGGTATGTTCCTGTTCCTTCATATTCATATATAATCTCTTTATAAGGCAAGGCTACATTTACGATGCTTGTAGTAGTGTCTACATATTTTGATATGTCGTAGTTTACTGGTGCGTCATTTCCATCAATATCCCCAGAAGTATAATAACTATAATCAATTCCTGAAGATCCCTCTAATGGTCTTATAACGATCGTACCTGCGTCGTTGATATAAGCGACTAGATTAAACATTTTAAATAGACCAGTTAAAAAAGACATAACAGTTACGTCAGGTACTTGCTCGGCAACAATAAAATCAAACTCTGCTGTTCCAGTAAAAGATCCAATAGATGCTGTTACATCATAAGTAACTGGCACTTGTGTTGGTCTATAAAATCCTTCAAATCGCCAAGTAATAGTTGAAAATACTATAGCTGCGTTATGTATAATAGTAACTGAATAAACTCCATTAGCTACTAATCCAACTCCATTTAAGTTAGTTATTGAAGTTGTGCCTGTAGTAAACGCAGTCGTTAAAATAGTAACACCCCCTAGATTTACTCTGACCTGATACTCAACAGAATTACCCGCTGCAGGGGTTACAATTAAGTAGTTATCTATTGCGTGAGAACCTGTTACTAAAATTGATGGTACAGTTAATGTGTTTCCACTTCTTATTATTGGCGATACAGATCCAGTCCAAGATGGAGTTATGGTTGTATATGTAACAATATCTGATGGTGCTTCAACACCTCCACTCTTACGATGCAACCACATATAAAGATTGTAAAAATCTAAATTAGAAGTACTAAAGAAATCCCTTGAGAATACAATATTATTAGAATAAAGATTGGCAATAGTATATTTAGATTCTATTTCCAGTAAGATCTCATATAGTCTTATAGCATATTTTAACTGATTCCATTCAACTCCTTGCTGAAGAGTATAGCTGTACCATAAGTTATCACTACTAGCTGCCGACAAAGCACTTTGATAAAAAAGCCTTTGCGAATGTGTAATTAAAGGAACAATTATTTTGCTATTACCTTGTGCGCTAGTTAAAAAAGCACGTATTGTTTGCCAATTATAAGTTACTGTATAGTCAGGGCTAGAAAATGGTAGCTCTCCTAATTTGTCTTTGCCTATAATATCAGGTAATTCTACTGTATTTCCAAAGAACGTAATTCGATATGTATGGGCTAGGTTGTTTTTTAAGTTAACGCCTTCAAGTTTTATACGACCACTTTTATATGGCAAACTATTTAATTCAATTTTACCTGCTTTTTTAATTCTTGCATCAAAACCGTCTACAATATTATAATTATAATAATGCTTGAATATCTTATTATTGGCTTTACTCGCAGGTAATGAGAATGTCTTTGTAAATGATGTAAATATCTTTGATACATCTTTAACATTCTGAATTGTTTGAGTAAGAGAGACTGATTCATCTTTGAATAACTCAAGCCTTTCGCCTTCAATATATAGTTGTAATTCTTGCATCTATCTTATGTTGTTTATATAATCAAAGGCATCTTCAAATTCAATAGTATATTCGATTAGCCTATCGTTTACTGACGTCTTATAAATCATGCTAGATGTTTTAACTATTACTGGAATAGTCTCGTCTGAGTTAGGCTGATTATCTTCAGGTCTTGTGTACCATACATATTCGCTTAGCAGTAACTCTTCGAAATAAGCGTTTGCATATTCAGGATAATAACCGCTAGATAAAACATGCTTTTGTTTTGCCTGTGTATTAAATAGCTTTTTAGGAGCATTAGTTTGAGAGTAGGAAACACTACCTGCAGCACTTGTTATTGTGTTTGATTGATAGCTTTCGTTTGTTCTATTAATGTTTTTAACTATTTTTAAAAAGAACCATAAATCTTGTAACACTCCGTACTTATTTATAAATGTTATTTTTCTGCCTGTTCCGTATTTAGTACAATCTATTCTTGTAATATTTAATTTTACACCCGTACTAGGAGTTGTCGATGTATCAGTTCCGTTAAAAGATTCAAAAGTTATTACTCCTGCATAGCTTATCATAGCGACTTTTCCTGAAACTCCGTCTGGCACAAACACATAAAAATCGTCATCAGCAACACCAGTTGATGGTCTCCTTTCTGCTAGTAACCATGTAGGGCTTGTTCTATTTTCAAAAGGCAAAACAGGATTTACACCATCAGTAAATAAACCGTATGCCTCCCAACCATCGCCGCCTATTGTAGTTATTGCAGCACCTACTGCCGAACCTCCTGCGTTTGGTTGATCAAAGAATTGAATAGTAGATGTAAAGGTTATTGAATGTTTGTTATAAGTAGTTCCATCAAAAACAATATCTAAGTAATCCCTAAGTAATTCAGCAATTTCAAACACAACCGTTACGTTTGTAGCTGCCTCTTTTACGATTGTATATACTGGATTCGTTTGTCCTGTAATATTTAGCAGTAATTTAGCTGATAGTATTCCAGTTGTTGTGCTGCTTGTTGAGGCATAAATCGGTGTTCTAAGTGCGTAATTTGTTGGCATAGTTTATTTCTTTTGTCCCAGTATTATTGCGTTCTCTATGTCTAAAGCGAATGAAGAGGCAAGATCAGGGTTTAATTTTTTTAATCCTTTATAAAATGGCTTTGTAAAAAAGTAATTCGGCTTTAAACCTTGAGCGAATATGCTCCTTTGTAAAGCGAAGCCCATACTTTTATTGTTCCCTTTTGCGTATTGACCTTTGGCGTTTCTAAATCTTATGTTTTTAGACTTTGCCCAGTCAGCTAATATCTGCATTGGAGGCATTTTTCTTTTGTAACTAAATTTACTTCTCGGTGCTTTCTGAACACCTCCCTTAATTAGAGACGGGTTTGCGCCCTTAACTCCCTCATCGACATATATTCCGTAGTCCTCCATTAGAAAGTTCAGTAGAAATAGGTCTGGATCGGTTTCTAGGGTATATTTAACTGAATCGTATAATGCGCCAGATCCCTTTCCATCTTTAGACAGATTAGATTTTGATTGTTGCACTACATATTTTGCGTATTTATTTAAAACATCTTCTATATTTGAAAAGTCCATTAGCAAATGTATATGTCGTTATAAATCATGATGGTCATACTAGCAGACCAACCTGCTAACTGATTCTCGAATCGATCATAAAAAGGTGTCAAGGTAGGATTACCGTCTAGCTGATACATATCAGTATAAAGAGTGCCCATTCTAAGTCGTTGCGTTAATCTGTTTAGTACTGCTAGTTGCGTATTTAGAATATCTTGCACATCGTTATTGCCTTTAAATCTGTCAACAGTAAATTCCTTAGCCTGATCTACAATATCACAAGCTAATACTGTAATGTTAAACCTCAGCACTTGCTCTTCGTCTATTACGCTGTCAATGATAATATGCCCTAAAGGAAAAATATCCTGTTTGTTTAGGTTGACGTCTGTTAGATCTCCAGTCGTTACAGTATTAATGTTTACGTCTTGAAGTAGCTCTGTCTTTATTGTTTCCGTTAATTGGTAGAAACCTCTTACACCTTGATTTGCCATTATTTAAAGTTCTTTTTTATTTGTTTTGCTTCTAGCTCTTGTTTTTCTTTTGTGTATTCTAAAGCATATAAGCATCCATGTAGGTTTAATTTAGTGATATGTTCAAGTCTTGTAATATCTCCTTGAGCGAGTCCTGAGAAAAGGCTTTGATACCATCCCCATTTTTTTGAAAAATTTGATGATGCATCGAGCTGTCCCTCCTGTTCTCTTCCAAATAATCCATCATAACTTTCGATAAGTCGATCCCTAAATTGTGTAAAAAAAAAACTGCACCTAAAACGACATCAATACTAATATCAGTTAACTTGTCTTTTGTTTCAAGGTCGTATTCTTTAATCAAATACTTGTCGCCTATCTTTTCGGATATTGGTCTGAATAAGACATTCATAGCCACTAGCATGTTGTCCCAGTCTCCGATATTTGTATCAAGATCGATATACTCTCCTAATGACATATCGTCTAGCTGAGGGATTAATCCGTATTCAATACCTCCTGTTTTAAAGGTTCTTATTAGAGTCGGCTTTACATCAAACATTTTGTTTAGTATTCCAACAATCCTGTCTGCATCAAAGACCTTTAAAAGCCTTACTGTCTTCGCATCTAAATTGCAAAAGATCTCGATCATTTTACATTGCAGAAAATAGTTGTCAGTATTATTTTTCTGAATTTTCAGATATTTTTGATACTGCTTTAGCGTGATTTCGCCTAAGTTGTTTGGTATTAGTAATGAACCTTTCATATATATATAACGTATTTTTTGATAAACTTTGTGTTAATGTTCCAATTAAAAAAAAGGCAGCCATTTCTGACCACCCTTATTAGATGTAAGTTTTCCCAAGTTATTCTTACATCATGTCTGCTTCGAAACAACCGTTACTGCAGTACGTTCTATCTTCATGCATCGGCTTCTCGCAATGTGAGCAAGTGTATTCTGGCTGCTCGTGTGGATTTAAATAGTCGTCCCAACTCATATCTTAAATAATTTAGCGATTTCTAATATTTCTTTTTTGTCTTCTGTTTGATTATATGCCTCTAGTTGTAAAAGCCTATATAAATAATTACTGTCTGCTTCTGTAATTTTAACTGTTCTCATATATCAAATATTATACTGATTAATGTTCTGACTATAAAATAAGTAGGGAATAAAATCAAAAATATAATTTGTGCTTTTTTAAACTGTCTACCTAATTTAGCTGCTCTTGTATGTTTTCTCATGTTACTTTATGTTAGTTTATGTTATTTACGATCTAATTAAAGTTAAATCTAATTGATCCGCTACATAATTGATGTGCTTCTGCGTCGTTTGTGACCAATAACCTAATTGTATTAGATCGTTGTTTTCTATAGTCGCTACGTGCGTCGTATAGCTCCAGACTTGGTTTCCTTGAATACTTAAGTTTTGCTTGTACTTGTCTAATTTTCTCATTTGTTCCGTTTTTTTAAGGTTAAATTATATATATCTTTCTAAATTTAAATCTCTAAATAAAGAGTTAAAAACTCTTCTATCTTCTATTTTATTAGCCCTTCTAGTAATAGCGTTAATCTTTTTTATTATACCGTTTAAAGCGATTATAATGTCGTTTCTAGTGTCTCCAATAATTCCTACCCTCCATTTAACTCCGTCGATATTTAGGGTATCGCCTAGCTCTCTATCGAATTTAGACTCTAGATATTGTACTCCTACTATTTTCTCGTTTTCTAATTTGATTAAACCTAATTTCATTTGTTCTATTTATTTATTATTGATATTCAAAGATAACACTAATAAAGTTATAATACAAGAAATTTCATAACTATTTTTTAATGTATTGTATATGAGCCGAATCTAGGCTTGGATAATATAGAGTAAGTTGCATAGCGGCATGGATCGATTATATGATTGTGATCGTCAATAGGTGTATTAAGTAATGCACCAGTTTTATCTTCACGCCACTTATAGTTTCTAAACTCCGATATGGCATTAGACGATGAGGCTAGTATGTTAATCTTGTACCTCTTCAGTAAATCTATTCCTGCATTAATCGAGTCTTTACCTTTTAGACTTGGAAATATATTATGCCCCATACGTCTTAACTCGCTGATCAGTCTAGGCTCTGCGCTATCTGCGTATATAGGTTTACTGCTTAGCTCTTCACTTAGCAAGAACTTATGTATGTCAGTAGTCGTCATAGCGGTTCGATATAGATGCTCTTTTACATAAAGGTTTATGTCTTTAGTATATACTGAAACAAGCGTACTAGGATCGTTCGTGTAGCCAAAATCCATTCCGTATGCGACAAGCTCTGCGTCTTCAGGTATATGAGTAACCTCAGCATATCGAAATACAGTACTCCGACTTGCAGCTCTTTCGCCTAAGCCGTATATCTGCCAATACTGCTCGTCTGTATCTCTAAGTAGCTCGATCTCTTTTTTAATGGAATCTTCAACAAATGGATTATCTAAGTACGTTGTTTTAAAAAAGTCGCAGTCCTCTCTAGGCAATACCTTGTCATAGATCCAATGATATTCGTCTGACGGATTAAAGTCAATTACAATCCTTTCCTGAGTCCTAAATATTAGCTGCTGCCAGTCCTCAAAGTATAACTCGTTGGCTTCATTAATAAAAAGCAGATCCCTTTTACGTCCTCTAATCTTTTGCGGTTGATCAAGCGAAATGAACTCCACAAGATTACCAAACAGATAATACTCAGAATTAGACTTATTATGGAACTTCTCGCTGTAAAGGTTATGACCTTCTAGTATGCTCATAAAGTCTCTTAGAACGGTCGCACGTAAGCTAGGGAATGACTTACGGCATACGGTTATGACCTTATTATTATTATTAGTACAATACTCGAATATGATCCACAGTATTATATTATAGGTTTTGCCAGACCTTGTTCCGCCTTGTTCTACAATAATCTTCTTATCTGAAACCAATAAGTGATCATAAACAATGTTAGTCTTTATCTTTAGTTGATCCAATTATCTCAATTTGAAAGTTAGTCGGCATTCCTTCAACACCTGTAATTTCTTGACGTTCTACATAACCTCTGTTCTTGCCCTTAGTCTTTAAGTAAAAGATAGTTGCTGAGGTGTTATTGTCTGATATTTGTTTATGGAGCTTACTCTCTGCGAAGTCTAAAGCTACGTTTTCAATATCGGAAACCTCAGCGGCAAAGACCTCATCTTCTTTTAGCCATTTATAGTATGTGCTTCTAGGAATGTCAGCCTCCCTACATGCTACGGTTACAACGCCTAAACTCTGCTCAAGCGATTTCAGTAAGCTCTCCTTTTTTATGTGTCTACTTTCGTCCATTGTTTTATTTTTTAGTTTCTCCTTTTATTAATATTAATAGTAATAATGCTGCGCAAATTAGCGTGATGCTATATGTCATTATATTTGTGTTAGTATTATGATTAAAGTTAATGCTATTAAAGTTATACAACCATAAGTCATAGCTTTCATAGTCGATGTATATTGTTTGTCTGACCTTCCTTGCCTCGATCTAAACTGTCTTTGTTTTTTCATCTTGTTTATGTTTTAATTTAAGTCTTATTTGATTAGCTGATTCCCAAGCCTTATTGTATTCTGCGTCAGCGAATAGTTTAGAGAATCCTGTAATGTGTTTTAGCTTGACTAGCTCTTCAACTCCCATACCTAATTCGTTGCATATCTCTTTATCGCTCCACCCATTTTCTAACATAGTAAATACCATGCTTGACATCCCCGCTATTGAGTGCATACCTCTTGCTCTATTATGGCGAACCGTACTTGCCATTCGGTCGTTTATATCCTTTTCCAATACTACGATCGGCAGATAGCCTTTATTACGTTCTAGGATGTCGGCATTAGTCTTAGCAGTATAGTATCTATGAAATCCGTCTATGATTACATACTTTCCTGATTCTTTGTCTTGTATGGTTACGATCGGCTGAGTATATCCATCATGCTTAATAGACGTATATAAGAGTCCCATTTCTTTTTTAGCTACTGAATTAGGGTTGTAGTCGTTTGGCGACACCTCGTCTATTAATACCCATCTTATTCTGTTTACTGGCTGCTCTTTTAATGGCGACAAATTATGCAGCAATTCTTTAACCTCTTCAATTAGGTTTATGTTGTTTTCTGTTCTTAACTCTTTTATGAGCAAATTCTTTAGTGTTGTTTTCATATTAATCCTTTGACGTATTTATCATACTTTCTGTTAATCTCAATGTTTTTGCTGTTTAGCTTTCCGTTTACAAACTTCTTTACTGTGTTAAAATGCTGAGACGTTAAAAAGTTGCCAAGCTTAGTAAAGTCAAAGTCTTGCGACAATACTGTTTTTACTATTGTTTTAAAGAAATCCACATAAACCTTATTTGATACCATGTATTTTTTGTTTTTATCTATATGCTTATTTAGCTTAGTAATAAACTGCTCATCATTAGTAAGATTATCTGCTAGGTATAATGCATACTCCTTCCATGAGGTAAACATATAGGGTAAATTAGTTGGGCATCTAAAGGCATCGCTTTTAAGATGTTTGATTGCATTAGTCCCTTCTATCCTTTCAGCGATCTTATTCCATGTATCGGGTTCGATCTCCTGTATTAATAACAGATTTTGTATTGCGGTTTCGTGATGCAGGTTAGAGATCCGCATATCGCTTACACTTACTCCATGAGTAAATAGAGCATCGTATATTCTATTGTAAACAATATTGTTGTCAAGTATATATTTCCATACATCCGAATAGCTCCAGTCATAAATAGGGTAAAATGTATAATGTCCTAGTTTTTCGTTTAGCTTCTTGCCCCAAGTAATGTCTTCATAAGTCAAAGAGCTTGTAAGGCTCATCATTCTTTTAGGGCTTTCCTCTGTTCTAACTCCTGAGATATAACATGATTTTTTATTAGGGAAATGAACATCAAAGATTTCTTTAAATAACTCGTGAAATCCAAACTCTAAATACTTGTTTTCTTTTATTGATATATCTGATTTTGTACGCATATGTTTTACGCCCTCTTGCCATATATAAATGTATTTACTATGAGACGATACATTATTGTACCACTTCATTGGCATTTGAAACCACATAGGCTCGATCCTTTTGTCCTTAAATACTGATTCGCAATAGTCGGCAGTACCTTGCCATTCAGCTTCTTGGTCAACCCATAAAACCTTGAGAGGTAAACGGTTTCGCTCCTCTGCTATTTTTAAAGTAAGGTTAAGGCATACGGTGCTATCCTTACCGCCTGAAAATCCCACGACTACATTCTCAAAATCGTCAAACAGTCTATGTATTCTTTTTTCTGCCTCAACTAATACGTTATTCTTACTGTATATTTTCATCCTTTTTTAGCGAATTTATTGTTTTCTCTAATCTTTTAGAATTAAACTCATTTCCTACAAACCTCATCTTGTTTTTAATTGCACCACGAGCCGAGTTGCCCATCCCGCAAGTAGGATCTAATAGGATAGCCCCCTCTTTAGCAAGTAATGGAATAGCTATCTTTAAACTATTCTCATCTAATGCCCCTTCTAGATCCTTTAAATCAGGTAATGTAATATTAGGGTTTGTGGTTGCTACAATTACTGGATTAGGCAGCACCTTACTTCCTGACTTATATGTTAGTTGATACACCTCTTGATTAAACAATACGCCCTCTAGATCTTTGATCGTTTCGTCTAGCCATTTATTACCTGTTTCTAGAAATACATAGCCGTCTACATGATTAACAATCATTTCTTTAATTATACCTATTAGCTTCTTATATGTCATAGGCTCGTTTTCCTGCCCCGTATGACGTTTGTTTAACGTACACCAATATTTCATATTGCCATCGCCCCAAGGTGGATCAGTATAAAGTATATGAGCTTTTTCGCCGTTTAATAATTTATTAAAATCTACATTTTGCACATCTTCATTTGAGACAGTATGCTTACCTATTTTAATTGTTTTCATAATTTATATTTTTGCTCGATTAATTATTGCAGTAGAGTCTTCAAAGCCTTGATCGTCTGTCATAACCCAATACTTAAATGTGCCTATGTTATAATAAATGTATTCTTTATTGTAAAATTTTTCTACATATCCATTATCCTTAATAAAATTCATGGCGGTTAAGAATTTAGCGTCTGGATAGTATTTTCTGCATATCCAACTATGCGGAATATTAGCCATTGATTTTGCAAACATAAATGTCGTTTCTAATTCCAAGAATAAATGGATCTCTTCTTTTGTCATAATGATGTCCCTCTTAATATTACTGTTTCCTTTAGATCCTTTGGAAGAAATAAGTTGTTAATGTATTCAATCACAGAATCATGTTGAAAGTCTTTACAAGAATAAATGTCGGCAGAAAAATAATTTAACTCAGGAAACGCATGGAAAGTAAAATGAGACTCCATAAATATAATGCCTCCAGTAATCCCTGTGCTTTTGATGTCAATCATTGTTTCGTCTACTACATAGATTAAAGGATCAGAGAGCGGTTTTAAGCCTATCAATTTAGTTATATCTAGTAACATATCTCTGATAAGAGCTGAGTCGCATAGAGGCTCTTTACCGCATCCATAGGCGTCTATTAATAAATGTTTTCCGTCCTTCATTATTCTTGTGCTACATTAAACTCATGACCACATTCTGGGCACATGGTTTCTATGAATTTTTTTTCTGTTCCTTTTTGGAATGTCCCGCCTATTTGATCAACGCCCTTTTGGATGTCTTCGTCAGTCACTTCTTTATCGGATTGACTAGGAAACATTGATGGCTCAAACGCAGTAGTTTCGTCTTTGTTTTCCCATACTCCTAATCCCCATTCGTTTAACTCGCTAGACTTCCAGTCGTTGGCTAAGATGTCCCAATCCCACTCTCCAAAGCTTACGTTATCTTTTATAATGAACTGCTCTATTTGGGCTTCTGTGAGGTTCTCTGCTCTTATTATAGGGATCTCTTTTAGTCCAATCTCTTTACAAGCCAAGTATCTCATATTACCGCCTATGATACCACCCTCGCTGTTTACAACGATTGGTCTTAGGTTTAACATTTCAGGAAATTCTTTAATACTTTTTACTAGCTTTTTAAATTCGGCTTGTTTTATTGTCCTTGGATTTACAGGATTTGAAAACACTTCGTTTATCTTAACTTTCTCAATCATGGTTTATTTGTTTTTTAATGTCTCTTCTATTAATTTTTTCTCAAGTCTTTTACACTTTTTTTCTAAGTAGCTAATCTTGTTAATCTCGTCGTGAGATATATCAGGATCAAAAAGGAACTGACTCTCTAATTTTATTAATGTTGTATTGTGCTGTTGATAATAAGGATATTTTTTATAGCTATGCATTACATTTGCCATATTGATTTTCTTACCGTTTTGATCATAAAACAGAACTATATTTTTCCATCTCATTTTTAGCTTGTCCCTTAACAAGTAAGTAAGTAGGGAGCGAACCTCAACGACCTTGCGCTCCCGATTATCTTTAAAGACATCGATCCCTGAAAGCTCAGAGATCTTATCTGCTATATTTATTGGTTTTAAATTATTTAGCATATTTTTTATATAAATCAGTTAAATACCTTGTTTGATCAGAGGCATTTGTATAATGTTCTAGGTAATGTTTTTTGTTTATTTTTTCTATTATCTTATAATCTAAGCCTTTGAAATTATAATCTAAACTTTTTAATATCCTGCTAATATTTGCTGAGTAAGAATTAAATTTCGGGTTTTTATTATTTGACAATATTTTAATACAATTATAGATTCGACAAGCTGTAGAAATATCTGCTGTGAATTTATTGTTTTGTAGTGTTTTTGTAATGTTGTTTTTTTGACCGACCGATAATAATGTCAATATGTTTGTTTTACTAAACTTCTTTTTAGATTCAATATACCAGTCGTTACATACCTCTAAGGCGTCTATGCATTCTTTGTTTCCTTTTGCAGCATTACGAAGAGCGAAATCAAAGGCAGTCCATTTTTTACTTATTTGTAAGTCATGGATATTCTCTTCTTTAAAATTAGATACAACATAATAAGAGATTGGTATTTCTAATTCTTTGGCGACCTGTAGCCTGTGTTGACCGTCTATAACACCGTGCTTATAGTTTACCATCATTGGCGTTTGTAACCCGATTAATTCTACAGACTCTTTTATTCTTTTGACATTGTTAATGTCTAGAAGTCTGTTTCCAATAATTTTTGTAAATAGATTGTAATTTTTTGTTGATTTAATTTGTTGTTGTTTCATGTTTATTTAATTTGTCCTAAGTTTTAGGAGGTTATAGCATTCGGAGTATTTCTCTTTTGCTTTGCTTTTGTATTTTTCTTTAAATAGTTTATATAGTTTTTTTCTGTATTGATATTCAGTCTCGCATTCTGCGTAGTATTTCTCGCAAAACCTCTTGCCTTTACCTTTAAAGTAATTGACGTTATCTGCGGCGTCCCCTGCGATCATCTGCTCATAGAAATTGTATAAGGCTTGATCTTCTGATATATCGTAGATCTCTCTATGTTTATAATGGTAGTTATATAATAGGCAAGGAAATTGCTTATAATCTTTATCGATGCTCACTATCATTACGTTTGATCTACCATCCTCTTCGCTTAGTTTTTTCCAATATCTTGCTACCATGTCGTCTGTTTCTACTCCGTACCCAACTATGCTATCGTATTGAGTCTTAACATAGTCATGCATTTCGAACAATAGAGGCGGTTTCTCGTACGTTCTGTTTTCTTTATATTGATTCCCTATAAACTTTCTGAAGTTGCCTCTAGAGCCGTTAAATGTTATAACCTTCTCGATCGTGTACATCTCTTCTAGGGAGTTTACTATACTCATAAACTGTTCGTCGAATTTGTTACGAGCTTCCGATATATCTGTTTGATGGTAATCATCTTCTGGTGTCTCTCTTTTCTTACAACAACTAGCATATACTAGACTGTCGGCGTCTACTAGTAAAATCATATGTTTTTAATTAATTTCCTTATTCCTTTATAAGCAACTTGGCATAATTCATTTTCGTTTGATCCCATTTCAATAGAACCTTTTGTTATAGTATAAATTTCTAGTATTAGTTTTCTAATTTCTGGATATTTTTCTATGTTGTGAATACAACAATTGGATAAGTGATATAGTCTCATAAGTCGTTTAGTTTATCTAGAGTGCCTTCAAATAATGGTATCTCTTTTGTTTCTGTTTTGTCTTCAGGATCTAGCTCTTTTAATTCGTCTTTTATTTTGTCTAAATACCACTCCTGCATTTTGGCGTTTTCCTTTACCACTTGATTTATAATAAATGGTAGATCTTTAAATAGCTGATCTGTATTATATACTAGCCAATTTGAATCGTCTGAGTCTCCGTATCCAAAGTGCATCTCTCCGTCGCTGCATTCTAAATGATGCGTCTCGTGTATGTATGTGTGTTTTTTCTCTGCTCTAGCTTCTAGCAAATCGCCTTCTAACTCTGTAATTCTTTGTTGTAGTGTTTCTGTTGAACTCATCCTTTTAGTGTTATGTTTATTTTTAAAAAGTTTTTTTCCCTATCTGTTTTTTTTATTTGATAGTTAATTATTACGTCAGTAATCTGCGGATCTATATCACTCATTTCTTGAATGGTATTTTTGATATACATTAATTCTTTTGCAGTCATTATATAGCTTCTACTAAGCACTCCTCGAAAATCATGATACCGTTATCTCCTGAAAACTGTAGCTCAGTATATTCGTTGCCGTCTGTTCCTTTAAGGCACATAACAGTTACTTTACCGCCCTCGTGCATTTCTAAGTCATTATAAAAAACATCTGAGTGCTTTTCCCTCATCCATTCTAGTAATCTAATTTCCAGTAAATTCTTAGATAATTCTACGTTTATCATAATTCCTGATTGATCGTTTTGAAATAATTTTGTCATTGTTCTGTTTTTAAATTATACGCTAATATATAACAAAAAAGGTTACGATACAAAAAATTCAATAACTATTTACTATTATCCCATACAATATTTATGTCCTTAATCCATCTATTAATCAATTTAGGGTTGCATGTGCAGGGTTTATAAAACGTATGCTTGTAATATCTTGAGTGTAAGTCGCATACCAAGTCAAATTCGGTTGCACTAATGACATCGTTTTTACCCATTCTAAATTGTTTCCAGTTTTTATGATCATTTTTTTCAAATTTTACCATCTTTTAATTTTTAAATTGTTTAGCTTATTTCGTCTTTTACCGCATTGGCAATCTGTGCCTTTTGCCTCATGGTATTTATCAACGATATATTTAATGCCTGTGTATTTTGTTATGTAATAAATTGCGTCTCCTAGTTTCATAGTGTTTTATATTTATACAATAATTCCTTTTTTATTAGATATGCCTTTTTAGATTTTGTGTCTCCTTTGCCAGTAAATATTGCATATTTTAGTTTGTTCTGTAGTATGCATTTCTTAATGTTATTTACTAGAAACCAGTTATATATATTGCCGTCATATATTACCCACCACTTAGCTTTAGATGTGCTTAATGCTGAGGGTTTGTTATTGAATTCGACTTCGATAACTATATTATTAGTGTATAAGCTCTTCTGATCAGACTTAACCTCAACGCCGTAATTTAATTCAGGAACGAATATGTCCCATTCCTTGCAATAACCGTCGATCATGTAAGCCTTTGGATATTTTCTTTTGATTTTATCTAGTACATAAGACTCGTAAATTTTACCTGCTTCTAGATCTCTTTTAAATGTGTTTGTCATAGGATCTTTTTTAGTTTATCCTTTACTTTTTTATATGTAAAATATAAAGCATAGTAATTGATGTTTGATTTCCTAGAAAACTCTGCTATTTTTTCGCCGCCGTTTATGATCTCAAAGACTCTTCGATCGTACCAGTGCATTTTTTTAAGCTCGTCTGTTACTTTTTGATATGTCTCAATATAATTGACATCATTATATAAGTAATTAAGATCGCCATTCTCTTCTAGATGGTCTTCTAAGCAGATAACTTGTACATTCTTTCCTTTACGCTTTAAGTCAATAAATAACGTCTTTAGAGTCTTAAAAATGTAATAGTAGTTGATCTCTCCTTCGTCATTATATATGATGTCTAGCTTACCCTTTTCGAGTTGTAGTTGTATTTTAATATACATCTCTTGGGTAATATCTTCTGCTATTCTTTTTGTACATCCGAAGGTCTGTACTATTTCAATCCATGTGTGATGCTTTTTTGCGATCAAAATTAATGTTTCTCTAGTCATGTCTTTTTAAAGGATCGTATATGTCTCCAACTATTACGGGTAATCCTATGCTGTTGACTTGAAAGCTGAAAGTTTCGAAAGGATAACCCCTGCTTCTGCCGCATAGAACTGTAACCCAGTCCTTGTTTACGGTATTTGCCTCTAGTTGGATAACCGTCTCAGCCTTTTTTTCTAGAAAACTCCCTAGATGACCAGTACCTAATTTGGTAGATCCGAAGTTTTGATGTATGACATTAATGATATGGCAATTATAATTTGCTGACCACTCCATTAATTTCTGAACTACTGCGTTCGACTCTTCTAAATTATTTACGTCACTTACTAGATCGGCAATACCGTCTATTATAACGAGAGATGGCTTATCTACGTTCTTAGCTAAGAAGTACTCGATGAACTCTATGCGTCGCTTATGGGCTATCGCTCGTAATCCAAAGGTATGATATTTTTTCATATCGATATTAAAATCCATATCGTGTAGTCTTTTAAAGACCTTTTGACAATGCCACAAACCTTGCTCGGTGTCGAAGTGTATTAAATGCCCTTGATCCCTATGACCTTTAATATCGCCGCCGTAGGTATTAGATCCGCTCAAATAGACTGAAGCTAATAAGGATATAAAAAAGGTTTTTTTGGTCTTTGGTGGAGCGGTTACGACCGATAAATTGCCGTATGTTCCGAGCGGTACTGCAACCTCTATGTTACCTTCTGAGTTTTGTATTATTTTTTTGCCGTATGATAAAGCTACTGGCGGGTATTCTATTTTTTCTTTTGTATTAACGTGACAATCCTCTTGAATAATCTGCATTAATAACTCGTGTTCTGTTTCTCTCTCAGTCATTTTAATTAGTAGATATAAAAAAGGGTATGAATAACAACCCATACCCCTTAAATTAATATTAAGTAAGTGTTCTAAAACGGTAAACCGTCATCTCCTATGTGAATTGTCTGAGAATCTGTCTTTTGTTCTATTACCTCTTCTTTAACTACTAATTGTATCATACCTTCTTTAACTGCTTTGCCACCATTTCCATCATTAATGAAAATTACTGATCCGTTTCCTAGTGTAATTCTAGGCTTCTTAGCCTCTCGCTCTTCCTGCGTTTGACTGTCTGTAATCCAGACGTTGTTTTTAAATCTTGTTTCGTCATTAATAATAATTGTGAAATTGTAAAATACCTTGCCGTTTTTTTCTGCTTGAAATTTGTGATTAGGTATTGCTTTCATGTCAATACTTGCGTTAATAATTGCTCCCATGTTTAGTTGTTTTTAATTGTTATTGGTTTCTTAAAATCTTCTGCCTCATCCTCTCCGAAAACTCCTAGCTCATAGAACCCTGTAAGTTTTAAGACTGCTCTGGACATAGCTCGTTTTTCTGCCATTTCTGCGACGTACCAACTATTATGGTTTCCGTCTTTGTAATTCGTTCCTTTTAAGGCACTTCCGAATGTTTCTACTTTGGCTTCTCCTTTACTTGCTTTCGCTTTCATAACTGAAAAATTAGTCTCGCATTTAATTACGTCATAAGTAATGTAAATTTTTTCTAATGCTTGAATTTTTTCAATCCCTTGCCTAGTAAGAATAATGTAGCCTAGCGTTTTATGCTTGAAAATATCGATCTCTCTATTTAGATTGTACTTTTTGTACAACTCTTTTAATCTCTCTGTGTTATCCATTTTTGTTCTGTTTTAATTGGGTTTTTAATTTAGTAATTTCCTTTTTAAGTGCTTCAATCCTAAATTGATTATATACTATAATCTCTTGTAGTACTTCAATAGAAGCGTTAATTTTTACATCCATTCTAATGTGTTTTTATATGATTTTTTTTCTAGTAGTCTTTTGTAAAGATCGATTTGTGAGAATGCGTCTTTATGTAGTGCCGCATGAGCTAGTTGGATTTCGAGTGTAATAATCTCGGATTTTACTTGATCTAATTCTGTTTCGTGTTTCATGTCTGTTTATTAAAAGGTTATATAAAGTCTTTGTATAATTCTAATTTATCTTCAAAGTTTTTTCTATCCTTTAAAGTTTTTTTAATAGAATGGATTTCATAATGTGTTTTTGTAGTCCAAACCTTCTCTTCTAAAAAATAAAGATGATCGAATAAATCTGGAGTAGACCAGTTTTCAAAAATTGTAGTGTTTTTCATGTGTTCTATTTATTATTGTTATGTAAATATAGTATAAAAAGTTTAATAAAAAAAATATAAGACGAAAAAAAAAGGTAAATTTAGAATCCACCTCTCTCTTTTTTAATAAACAGAACGATCAAATATATGTAATTATATTTAATCCACAAAATTTTTGTAGTGATTTATCATTTCTTTAATTTCTGCATTATTTATTTTGATAATTCCTTGAGCTTTAATATGTAAGCGTCTAGATGTACCCGCACCGTATTTTATATCTAAGTTCTGACCGAACAAAAACTGCTCTCCATACTTAAATACATTACACCCCGCACATTGTACTTGGCAATTAATCTCATCCCATCTTGTTGAATAATGTCTACGACTTTGAAAGTGTCCGTTCTGTAGTTTTTTCCAATGATCTTTTTTACCGCAAGTAAAGCATGTGGTAATTTCGTTAACAGAATCCTTCTGTCTTATATACTGGCTAAATACTGAGTCTAATTGCTTTACTAACTTACTTCTAGATATTGCTTTCGCCATGTTTCTTTATAGGTAAACATATAAATGTACAACAATAAATTAGGATATTCTAAAAAAAAGTAATAAATTTAATCTTTTTATAAAATTCTTAGAAAAATTCTTTTAAATATATATAGATAAAAGTAATATAGTCGGTACTTTATGAAGCCCTTATTTGCCGATCGCTTTTAGTTTCTCAAACCCTCTACTGCCGAAGTAAGCTGCTACTATTAAAGACAGAAGTCCTGTAATACTATCCAAAGGGTATTCTAAAAACCATCCTATAATATAAGATACTGAAAAAAAGACTAAGGTAAGTGGTCTAACATTCTTTGATAACCAACTATCTGATTTCATGTCCGAATCCCATCTCTTACTAATCTCCTGAGTCTCTATAATATCCATTTTAAGAAGCTCTAAAGCGGTTTCTTTGTCTTTAGGGCTGAGTACTTCGTCTTTTACTATTAACCCTTTAATGAGCTTTAAAACAGTAGACGTTGGGCTTATAGCAGAGGTTATGTCAAAGATATGTGGAGCAACCTTCATTAAGAAGCTGCCTACTTTAGTTTCTGAAAACTTCTTTTTAGGCTTCATTTCTTTTTGTTTTTATTAAGCAAATACCATTTCTGTATTGTGTAACCAATAGTAACACTTACTAAAAGGATTTTTAAAACGACATCTATATTTGTCAAGGATATTCCGAAAGTTCCTGCATTAATCAATATTGTATTATAGTCTTGTTTCATTTGTTATCTATTTGTACAAGCTTTTTAGAAGCCCAATTTATGCCAGTAGTACCGCCCCATCCTAGCCAAGCTACATAACCTGCGTCTTTCCAAGGGGTGTCTTCAAACTCTGGACTTACCTCTGCGTTTTTTTGATGTCTTTTAAATGCCGACATTCTGGCGATCGTCTCACGACTTATGTTTTCTCTTTTAGCTAACTGATTAGCTCTTGTCCATCCTATTTGAGTCATACCTTTGACATCGTCCTTATACTTATCTCTCCACCGTAAAACCTTTTTGGCGTTATTAGAGACGCTTTTAGGATAGTCGTTATATGTTTCAAGGTTTATCATTTTACCTTCAAAAGTTCGGTAACAAATAGCGATTGCCTGAGACTTATTATGGTATCTCATAACTTGAGGTACACACCTTATCATAAAATCACTTTGTTTCTCTCCTGTTTTTTTGTTAGGTATTGGCATGAGTTCTGTTTAGCAGTTATCACAATCAGCATAAGTGTAATAAATGCCTTTTCTTATAATTTTTAATACTTGTTTTCTGTTAGTCTTTTCGCTTTCATAAGAAATATGAAGCCATCGAGGCTCTGATCCGTATTCCCAAATTAACTGGTCAAAATCTAAGTTGTCTTTTATGTAATGAAACATCTCAAGATTTGTTTTGCCGCCCATAGATGTAATATCTATTGCGTTTCCAGTCATATGGCTCGACGTTTTAGAGCCTCCTATGCCCGTATTTAATTTTAGAGACCTAAACATACTATTTACTTTAATCGGAGCGTCCACCCATTCTCTAAGAGGCTCAAAGACCTTCTCAGCTACCAGTTCCATGTTTTTAATATGTTCGGCTTTTGGTTTATTAGATATACCATACGACTTTGCGTAATGTGATTCTGTCGCTTCCTTGTAAGAAATATGTTTACTTATTCTCTTCATCTTTTTCTGGTATTAATTCGTATGAACCGTCCTTTAGATCTATGTTGACTTTACCATAAGCCTCCTCTAGTTCCTTTTTAGATTTGTCTTGCTCAACCATTAGCTCTGCGTACATGTGATTTAAGCTGTGGATTTGAGTTTGTAGTAATCCAAGATCATGTAGGATCGCTCCCTTTTTTTGCTCTTGCTCTTGTAAACCTTTTAATTCTGATTCTTTAATTTTTGACATTTTATTATATTTTTTAAGTTATAAATACAAATATACTAATTTTTACAATTACAATTCTTTTCTAGCATCTCAACTTTAGCTGTTAGCTCTTGTATTGACTTAACTAATAAAGGAACTATTTTAGAATAATCAACAGACTGCATTTCTTCTGCATCTTTTTCCCCTGTTACTGCATCAGGTAAAACCTCTTGAAGTTCGTGAGCCATAACTCCATAACTTCTGCTTTCGTCTGTTTTCCATTTAAAGTCATAAACAGGTATTTTAGAAACCATATCTAATCCTGCAAAGTCTTTTAAATCTTCTTTTAGTCTGTAGTCAGATGATGTGTTGTAAGCAGTTGCAGAACCATTAGTAGTTATTGTACCTACCCAACTATTTGCATTTCCAAAAACCATATGATTTGAAGCACCTGTTCCATTAGAGCCACTATATAAAGCATAATTGTCTTGTGCTTCTATAAATAAACTATCTATTGTAGGTGTTGCACTTGTTGTTCCAAAACCAACATCCCCCCCACTTGTAATACGCATTCTCTCTATTGTATTCCCACCAGAGGATGCAGTAGTAGAAAATTGTAAATAACCTCCTGCACTTCCACTTGTAGAAGTTTCCTTTCTACCTGCAATAGCAGCAAATTGTATTTGTGATGTTCCTGACCACACTCCACCTAAACTTATTTGTCCACCCTTATCAATTCCTAAAGTATCAGTAGTAGAAACAAATAGATTTCCTGCACTATTAACAGCTTTATTTGTGTCATTTAAAGTCAACTTTGCATTAGGACTAGTCGTTCCTATACCTACGTTGCCTACAGTATCAATAACAAGTTTGTCAGAATATCCCGAACCACTTGTTTGGAATTTAATCTTTCCTCCATCAACGCCCATATATCCTATTGTACCATCGTCAGAATCTTTTAACCCAATAAAAACCGAACCACCTGTACCCTCAAAATTAGCTACAGTGGCACTACCCTTTACGTGAAATTCAGTATCAGGACTATCCGTTCCGATACCTACGTTTCCAATATTATTAAAATAAGTATTTCCATTAGCTGAAATTGTGTTTTTTAATACACCATCAGAAAACATTTGTAAAGTTGCTTCGCCACCTGTTCCTGTTGAATCTATTAGAAAAACTGTATCTCCTGTTTCGCCTACACACTTAATAAAATCGCCACCTGCTGTATTGTTTGTAAGAACTAAATTATGGTCTCCTCCTGATTTTGTTATATTTACTTGTCCTGCAAAAGTTGCGTTTGTTCCTATACTAACATTATTAGTGTCAAAATTATGTATAATAGTACCTGCTTTTCTTAATCCTAATATCTGACCTTCGCCACCTGTTGAACTTCTACCTAATTGCATAGCAGCAGAATCTGAAGAAACTTCTATTGTAGGAACTGTAGTTGAATACTTTAATCCTATTCCTGTTTGGTCAGAAAATCCACTTGCTGGGTTTACAACAGTATTACCTATTAATACATTTCCTGCAAAAGTTACATTTCCTGCAAAAGTTGAGTTTCCAGAACTGTCTATTGTTAACCTTTCTTCAACTCCATCTGAAATATTAAAAACACCATTGTATGTAGCTAAATTCCATTCATTATTACTGTCTTTAACAGACAAAGAAGCACCATTAGAACCACTATTTTGAACCTGTAATACTTTACCCCATCCTTGAGGATTATCTATTGTTCCACTACCTACTAAAACATTTCCTGCAAAAGTTGCTGCTCCTGCACTATTTATTGAAAGTTTAGCTGTACCACCTATATTTATTGCAACTGTAGAACCATCTATAATTAAAGGTTTATAAACACTATTATCTCTATCATAAGACTGGAAAAAACTTGTTTGTGCATTATAGAAAATTTCAGCTCCTGCTCCTGTTGGATAATTAGGTGTGCCAAAACCTGTTACTTTAAATGCTCCATTTGCCTGTAATCTTCCTGAGAAATTTCCTACACCATTAGGGTCAAGATAAAAGTCATTTGATACTCCTGACCTACCTAATAAAAAGTAACCATCATTTCTAGCAATAAAAGTCCAACTTGGAGTTCCTGCTGTATTACTATTCATAAAGATTTGAGGCGTAGCTTGACCTTGTACATATAAATAACCATTAGTAGTAACTGCTCCATCAAAAGTTCCTGAACCTGTAAAACCTACAGATAGATTATTATTAAAAGTTGATATTGTTGACCCTGCATTATTTCTAACTATTATATTACCATTAGTTGTTCCTGAAGTAATTTGATTTATAATTATATTAGATGAAATTAAAGAACCACCTGTAGATACAGTTCCTGTAAAAGTTCCTGTAGTCGCTTCTAATCCTGCTATTAATAAATCTCCTGCTACATATCCTGCACCACCAATATTAACTGTTGTTGTGGGTTCAACTGTTAAGCCTTTAAATAGCTTAAATTTATTACCATCTGAAGCATCAGAAAATAAACCTAAATATCTTCCTGTACCATCATTGTAATCTCCATACAATCCAATATCTAAGCTGTTAGCTGTATTGCCTTTTGCTAATTGTATTAAAGGATCTACGACTGCTAGTGTTTGCGAGTTTACGGTCGTTGTAGTACCGTTTACTGTAAGATCTCCTGCGATCGTTACGTCACGCCCCGTAAATAAATCGCCGTTCCTAGAGATAGTTAATGCAGTTGTATCTAAAACAAAGTTATTTGATGTTCTAAATACTATTGATTGAGTTACTGCTGCTTGGTCTATATAAAAATTACCTGTGAAATTTCTTAAAATAGAGCTACCACTAGATTCGTGTCCAATAATAATATCGTCTCCTGTTCCATATTTACCAAATTGAGAATCAGGAACTGAAGTTCCACCTGAAAACGCTCCATTTCCTGTAACTGATATTCCTGTGCTTAAAGTTGTTAATATTGTTGCACCATTGTTTTTAAGTTCTACTGCATTTCCTATGCAATCAATATATCCTACACCATTAGTTTTTTGTATTTGTATTCGGCTTCCTCTAATACTTAACCCCCCTGTTCCTGTATCTGTAATAAAAGAATCATTTGAATCGTGATAAATCTCTAATCCATCACTAGCTGTTCCATAAATAGATTTTACATTATCATTATGGATAGTATCGCCTGTCATTGTTCCACCAATCAAAGGTAGAAAAGAACCACCTGCTCCAGTAATCGTGCCTGTTACCTCTAAATTACCTGTAACTTTTGCTCCTGCTGAAACTGTTTCTAATCTTTTTGTTCCATCATAGAAAAACTCATTTGCACCATCTGAAAAGAAATTAGCGATAAATTCTCCAAGTCCTGGCTTTAAGATTCTAAAGTTAGTTGATGATAATTTTAAATCTCCTGTTGCATTAGCTATAAAACTATCTGAACCTTCGTGATAAATCTGTAAGTCTTGGCTCGTGCCTAGTCTAATTTTGCTATTATCTAACAAATCAATATTACCACCTGTAACATCAACACCATTTGTAACTTGAATAAACCCACTTACTTTTGCTCCTGTGTTTGTAGTTTCAAATTTCTTTGAGTTGTCGTAATATAAAGAAACAGCTC